CTAATTGCGGTGCGTCCTCACGCAGCACGTTCACAACGATACCGCCTCGGTTGCGGATCGCCAGTGCCTCGTTCGGGAACCGTACATCATCGAAGATCAGGTCGCGCTGCGCGGGATTGCGAAGCGCAGCCTCTACCCAGAAGTCCTCGTTAAGTTGACCCCGGCCCCAGTCTGTGCCGAGGGTTTGCATTGCGTGCCGGGGAGATTTCCCGCCGAGCAGTTCCGTGGGAACCTCCTTGAGTTCACCTTCGAGAAACAGGGGGGTATCCTCTGGTTCCACGCCCTGCGAGATCAGAAGGTCGGCCAACATTGATTTCAACGGATCAGCGAACTTCCTAGTTCCGAAGCCCTTTCTGGTCAGGTATTTGGTCACGGTCGTCTTGCCGCTCCCGGCTTTTCCGCTCAGTCCTATCAGCATGTCAGTCCTCCTTGATACTGTCGGCCAGCTTCCGGTACTTCATAGCCTGACCGTCCGCTCTGGCGAGGTCTGTGCTGACCCACGATGGGCGCACTCCTGTGCCATATTGGTTGATGAGGCTCTGTACCTCCCGTTCGTACATCTCGGCCAGCTTCTCGGCCTGTTCTTTGGTCTGTTTAGTCATATTTCTCTCCAATCCACCGAATGAGTTCAAAGTCTTCACCGAGCGCATGAGCGATGCGCGCGATCGTCTCCAGAGTAAGGTTAGGGCCATCGCTAGAAAAGATCTGCGACACGCGCGCAGGGCTCATGCCCAACATTTCCGAAAGCTCTTTGTTGCCGACACCTTTTCGGTTCATATATTTCTGAAGCGCCACCTGCGTCGAGAAAACCAAAGCTTCAGTTGCAAAGTCTTCCTCTTCACCTTTTTTCGGCCCAAGCAAGTCATTATTGATGGCCATGCCTATTCTCCCACTTTCTCAGCAACTCTTTTGAGTTGATTTTGATCTGCTTTGTTGTCCTTCTTGATAGCCCCCTCAGGAACTATAAACGTACTCGCTCATGCCAAGTCCTTTCTGATCCATTCGTTGAGTTCGTCAAGGTCGGCGGTGACGCCTGTTGCGAACTGGTACATCACGTCCCAGCGATCCTCGTCACTGTCGAGCAGGATGTAGCCGGGTTTGCCCTTGCCGAGGAACCACCCGAGTTCAAGGTGGCCCGATTTGCCAGCAGGCAGAGCCAGAACCATGACGCGGCTCGATTCCATGTTCCGCTTGTCGAAATCGAACGTGTTCACACTCGCGGGTTCCTTCAGGGCCTCCACATAGGTGTAGTGCATACCATCGTAGAACGCCTTCCAATGGTCGTCGGCCTCCGGACCAGCGGCGTACCAGTCGCAGAACACCTTCTTGCTGTCGATGCCCCGAGCGATGGCCTTGGAGATGCTGGGGATTGCAGGGTTGCGAAGCGAGCCAGCGAGATAAACGTCCCAGCCGATTCCCGCTTCCAGTGCCTTGCGTGCCTGCTCCTGTGCCCGGAGTGCCGAAGCACGGGTATCACGCTGCTGGTACGTCAAGCCGTCACGCATGAAGTCCCAGAACGGTTGATGTCCGCTGTTCAAGTGTATCTCCTTCGGAATGTCCTCGATAGCAACGCCGTTGATAGACTCGATCGAAGTGTGTTTGTGGGTATCGTCTGGGAACCGCGCACCGTATATGCTCCGATACGGGTAATCGTTGTCGAAGAACGCCTTTCTGCCCTGTCGTTGGGCTTCCAAGGCGCGCATGAACAGCTTGCGGACACTCGTTGTGCCGCGATACTGCTCCCACCCGTCCTTGGTGTAAAGCCATACTTTAGAGATCATCTCCAGCCCTTTCCTTCCTTGATGGTCACGATGGTTCGCTTCCCGTTCTGATAGGTCACGATGAAGCTGTGGCTCCAAGCAGACAGGCCCTTGTTGTAGCCCATGTCGAGGTTGCCGAACACACCAGCGGTGTAGATACCTTCGATGATCCCGGCGCTGTGCGTGTGCCCGGTGTTCGCCTTTCCCACCGTGCGCAGGTTCTTCGGGTTGCCCCGTGCGCCATTGGGTCCAAGGTGTCCGTGCAGACCATGCTCGATCCCGCCGATCACAAGGCTGTCGTCCTCGTCTACGATGTGCCAGCGATATCTTTCCGGTAGGCACCGGCGCAGCATATACCAGAACGGTCGAGGCTTGCGTCCATTCTGCCGAGAAAGAGCGCAGTAGTCGTTCATCTGCAACCACGTCCGCAGGTTGATCGGATCGAAGAAGCCCTTGATGTTCCGTAGCCAGCCTTCGATTGCTTGGTCGTGGTTCGAGGTCACGATGTGATGGTCCGTACCGGGTCGGGCAAACCATTTCGCCATGATGTCCGCGATGTACAGGAACTCGCCTTCTACGCTCTCTTTACCCTCGACCTGCATCTGGTGCATGAAGTGCGGGTCGTTAATGTTGTGGTGGTTGCGAGGTTGGAAGTCGATGGTGTCGTGGAACACCTGATGGAACGGGGACAACACGTCGAGGATGTCCGACATTGTGCGGACGATACCTTCATCGACCTTGTTGCCGTGCAAGTCTCCGTGGGTGACGACCAGTGGCCGCTTCTTACGTTCGATCACAGCTTCTCCCAGACCATTCAGCATGTACTTGTCGGTCAGGTCGTAGATCGTGCCATCGTTGTCGGCGTTCAGTTGACGAGCCCACCACTGCCCGTTCTCATCGACCTCGACCAGAAGTGCACCGTAGACGTGGTGCAGACTGGACTTCTGGCCTGCGGCCTTCTCGATGTAGTTCCGAGCGGTAACTGTGCCGGTACTGTAGCCAAACCGTGCAGGCTCGTCCTTCATGGTTGGCACCGACTTCATCGCCATCTTGGTGTGCGGTATGATGACCGATGCGCCCCGGCCATAGTTCTCGAAGCCGTTGATCGGGTCAACGCGGGTCGGGATGATGTTAAGTTCGCCGCACCAGATCAGATCGTGTGAGACCTGTATCTGCTCGTCAGAGGTGTACGGTGCGATCCGAGGGTCGAACCAGATGTCGTCGTCCTCGGTGCCCTTATAGCTGCCCGGTTTGACCGACTTCTTGCCGTGGTTGGCCTTGTTGTAGGTGAACCGGCTGATGTGCAGGCTCGCTTGACGGTCCTCGACCAGAGCCATCAGTGTGGTCCAGAACTTCTCGTTCAGGATGGTGTTCGCCTGTGCCGATGTGAACACGAAGGTGTTGCCAGTGGCCCACTGCCGCACGTCCTCAGCAGCTTCAAGCACACCACCAATAATCGGCATGACCTCTGTGGGTTCGTCCTCTGTCAGATCGTCTGAACTGGCGATGGCCTCGTCGATGGCCACGTCGAGCAGATCACTGACGCGGCGGCGGAAACGCTGCTCGTTCGACGCATGGGGCTCCCAGTCCAGTACGATCAACTCGATCATCTGTTTCTTGGTAGTCACATCTGTCGTGTTATCGAGGTACCACTTTGCGTTGGTCAGTTTGAAGTATTCGTTTCTCATGTCTTCTCCTTATAGCCCTATGGCCTTTGTGTGCATTGCGCTGATGGCGTCAGCACTGTATCCGTTCCGTCCCCCGACATATCCGCACCAGTTGTCCCACAGGAACTCGGCACCGCCTTGATCTTCGCAGAGGGCTGCGTAGTCTGCCGCCATGACAGCTTTGCGCTTCATGCTGGCTTGCTTGTACAGGTCTGCCCTGAAGGCTCGCGGAGGTAACTCGAAGATGATCGCGTTGTGAGTGTCCATGCAACCAGTCTGTCCGAACACCAGTTGGTTCACGAAGCCGCCCTTGACCAGCCCGAGTCCGGGTAGTGAGGCGAAGAACTTCAGCGTCTCGATCTCAGCGACCGCAGGGTCAGCATAGCCGCCGTGCAGATCACATGCAACTCGGTACACATTGTCCTTGTTCTCGTGCAGCCACTCGTAGGCTCCCAGCTTGAAGCCCCAGAGGTACTTGCTCTCGACGCCTTCGCGGTCCACGTCTTTCATGGCCGCTTCGCATGTCGTGATTGCTTGCTGGATCGTGAGGTACACGAAGGTGATAACCCGAGCCATCTGGTCCGGGCCTACCATCGCATAATCACTGATCTCTTTCTGGTCCCTCTGGAACATCTTCGTCACTCTCCATTTGTGGCAAGTCCTCGTACCGGGCGATCTCTGGCTTGTAAGAGACCACCGCACGAGGATCGCCGGGTGAACCTTCCCGCCGCAGCTTGTTCTTTGGCAGGCCGATGAAGCGGGCTTTCGCATAGCCGGGATCATCCACTGCCCCGATCATCAGTATGAAGTCGCAAGCGCCTTGCTTGCCGGTCTTGCTGTCCTTTAGCATGTGGTCGCTCGGGAACTGCATGTTCGCACCGTCCGCGCTGATCTGGCTCGTCGCAATGCCAGCGCATTCGTACTTGACCATGAGTTCGCGGCCCCACTGGTACATCTTCTCCAAGGCCAGATCGGTACGGGCTGAGTCACCGAAGCCTCGCACGTTGTCGATCATGTCCCAGATCACGAGGGATGGACCGTTCTGCTCCACGATGCGCTCCACGGCGTAGGTGTCCATGCCGTGAATGTCGAACACCCTGATCTTGTGCTGATCGCCTTTGACGCTGGCCTCGTACTCAGTTAGCATCCGGCCCTTGCGGTGAAGGTCGATCAGTTGGGTCATTGGTAGCCCTAGCGCAGCTTGCCAGAGACGAGTGTAGATGCGGTCGCCCGGCCCCTCGTTGTTGAGCCAGATTATCGGTTTATCGCTCTGTTGCGCAAGGTGCGTGACCTCAGATGCGAGGAACGTGGTCTTACCTTTGTCAGGACGACCAGCCACGATCCCGAAGTCACCGGAACGCAGGCCGCGCATACTGTCGTTGAGGCACTGCATACGCCACCGCAGGCCCTCGTCGTTGATCTCGCGGTTCAGCAGTTCTCCGGCATCCACTCGAACGAAGTCCAGACCTTTGATCCGAGCATCGCGCTGGAACGAAGTCATCACATCGTCCAGTGCAGCATGGATGTTGGGAACCTCACCTTCCTCGAAGTCCATCAGGATGCGGGCCAGATCAGATGACATGCGCAGTTCAAGCAGGGTGTGCATGACAGCCTGACTTTCATCCTCTGGCACATTGGTCTTGATGCGCTTGATGATGTTGGCGTAGGCGTGTTTCTGTTCAGTGGTCAGCTTAGGGTGCCAACTGCTAAACATCGTGGCGAAGGTCTGTATGTCCAGAACCTCGTGCGTTGGGAACTTGTCGAAATACTTGCCGAAGTCTTTCAGCAAAGCAATCGTAGTTTTCTCCATGCTCTCCATCGGCACCCGATTGATTACCTTGCGGTACTCGTTCCGGTACTTCAGGATTTGAAGTAGTTTCAGGTCGATCATGTAGCATCCTTTATGTACTGAGTGATTGCCCTCCGACTGTATGTTTTGGGATCGCGCTCGGTTTGCACCCGATTGGGCTCTATCCCGAAGGGACCGAGAGCCTTCCGCAGTTTTACGTATCCATCACGACCGGCTTTATCCCCGTCGAACCAGCCAATGACTGTATCTGTGGTTGCCAGTCGTTGAGCCGCCCCGAGTGAGATGGTTGTCCCGAGTACAGCCATGCTGCTATATCCGCTTTCATAGACCCGGATTGCGGACAGGACATCTTCCACGACAACACACGCAGTTTGATCTCGCTGTAGTCCATACCAGTAAGCGCCAACTGACCCTCTGGGCATGAGGTACTTAGGCTTCCGTCGATCGACTGCTCGACCAGTCCACTGGCCGGTTGGCTCGCCATTGTGAAGGATTGGAACGACAACTCTGCTGCTTCGAGGGCTCCACGCGATGCCGTATTCATCAGTGGCACGCTCGGGTGTGATACCGGCTCGAAGCACCCAGACTTGTGCTGCACTAGGTACGTCATCGGAGTACAGTTCAATAACGTCAGGGTAAGGTCGTTCAGCTTCTTCCTCATCGACTGCACGCATTGCCAGTATGTCCGATGCGGACAACCTCCCATGCGGCTCGAACTCATTCGTGTGGCATCTGAAGCAGTGCAGGGACACGCCGTTGATGTTGTTGCTGATGTAGGCGCTGGCATCAGTGTTGCAGTGCGGTATCTTCCGCTTCTGTCCCAGTGTCAGACTGCGCGCTTGCTTCTGCCATTCCATACTTCCCTGCCTCGACTACCTCGATGATGAACGCTCCCTTGTTTATCACCGCTGTGAAGTCGAACCGTGCACTGCCCCTCCAGTGAGCGGCAATAAAGGCGGGACGGGTGCGGCGGGTTCCATGCGGATAGACCGCAATCGAGCGGAAGCCGATCTCGGTGCACTCTAAGTTGTACTGCTCCATGAGCAGGTCAGCAGTGTAGGCAAAAGCGTCGTTGCTCCAACTTGCGAAAAGAACGTGCATAATCAACTGGAACTCCTTGGTGCCAGCGATTGCCCGGACAAAAGCGTATTCACTATCCATTTTAACGTCTCCATGCGACAAAAGCAGCGACCAGCAGGCACCCAAGCACGAAGCCAAAGGTGTACGGCAGTAACGCTGCTGCGATTTGAAGGAAGTACGCAACAAGCCCGAATAAGACCAGTACAGCGCACAAGTTGAAAGCGAAGTTCACTGCGAGGCGTACCATCACATTTCACCGTTGAAGGTCACTTCGCCCTCGATGTTCTCCCACCGGGAACGCATCTTCTCGATTGCTCGACGCGGCACGCCGTGCGGGCTGCTGAATAGGCTCTCGCACTTGATGATCTGCACATCGACCTTGAGCCCGCAACGCTCGACGCCTCGCAGGTAGCGGTTCACTTCGCGCTGGGTTGAGAACGCATTGGCGGCGGCCACGGACTTTCCCTCACGCAGGTAGCGCATGGTACGGCCATAGGCTTCATCGTGCGCAGCGCCAAGGAAGCGACGATCGAAGTTGTAAATGATGGTGTGCCCATTGCTTGACAAGAAAAACTGATCGGCTTCCACCTTAATGGCTTCGGCTCCAGTCTCGTTGATCTTGTCGCAGATTTTGTCCGCGAGTGTGGTCTTGCCCGATCTGGGCAGTCCACGGATGATATACAGGGTCGGCATGTCAGTTCTCCTTGTGAAATGATGGGGGGCAGTGGTAGCGGGATGCCAGCCCGATCAGGATCAGAGGTCAGCGAGCGGGTCGTCTTCCTCGGTTTCGGTCTCGATATCGAACTGCGCTTCGCCCTCTGTAACCGGGCCAGCGTAGGACTGGCGGGACGGCTTCGAGATGCGGCGATCGCGCCGGGCACGGTTCAGGTGTGCACGGACGGTCGTATCGGCGGGCGTCTCGATCTCGCTGTCGTTCAGGACGGTCACAATCTCCTTCAGGGTCAGCGGGCGCGGCGCGGCGGTCAGCAGGTCCACGATGGTAGAAACCAGTTCGGGTTCTCTAACGGCGGAAGCGGGCTTAGCGGGGATGTTGTCGAAGTTGAAATCCATTGTCAGTTCTCCAAGTTTATGAGCGGGATTGCTCAGTCTGGGCGATGCGCCCACAAGGATGCAGCAGGTGGAAAGCCGACATTCACCCGGCCAATCCACTCGGCAAGGGTTACTAATCGCTGCTGCATCC